CTGCTATCCGATGTACTGGTGTCCTCCAAGATGACACCATACAGGTCGCCTTCACGCTCAATGGTGTAGGTGAAGTCTGCAAGCGGCCCAGCCGTATCATCGTACCCGTCCTCGGTAAGCCCTTCCCCGCCATTGTCACCAGAGCCAATCGCACGCGGATTGGTCGAGATAGTGACGACCATCACACTTTTCTGGTACGAGGCTTTTATCACCCGTGCTGGCGTGAATTCGTCAAAGCCATTTGCTGCGGCTTTAATCTCGATGCACATACCTGGTGTCAGTCCTGGGTCAATGGGCGCAGAGAACACGGTGCGATAATCATTGCGACATTCGTCCTGCCCCCAATCCGTGGCGAGTTCGACGCATTGCTCGGATGTGACAGCAAAGTCGTTGCTATCGCTCATTGTGACGCCGTCCGCCGCCTTTGATGACGTGGTCTCCCATGAGCCAACAACCTCGCTCTGCGTGTCTCCACCAGTCACGACAACTTTGCGCACAATCCGGTCGTTCGTGCCGACCTCGCGACCGAACGATGCGCGTGCAATGCCGTACTCGTCCGATTGCTTGTCATCCATCGAGTACTTAACGGATGCTGATGCTTCCGGTACGGTGGAGTATTTCCGCAACCTGACGCTTCCAGAAGCGTCCACGTAGACGACGTAGCGACCGAATTTAAGGAGTTCGCTCATCACGTCTTTGAGGTTGTCATCGGTTGTGACGGTGTATGTGATGCTGTTGCGCTCCGTCAGGTCATCCAGACTAGTAGGCAGGTTGATGCTTGACGACGGTATGCCGGCGTCGAGCAGCACATCCTCGATTGCATCGAGGTAAGATGTTCCGCTCCAAGCTATCTCTTCGCTGGCGTCTTTGTTGAGGAGATAAAGAATGTCCACGCCAGTGACGGTGCGGCTAAATCCGACTATAGATATGCTCTTTGGCATGGCATAGCCATAAAAATACGGAAGCCAGGTCGTACCACCGTCGTAAGATATCTGCACATTGAGTATGGTGTACGCGATGCTCTCTGGTGGGATTTCTACCAGTGCTACTTCAATCGTTGACGGTTTCGCGTCGAACCAATAGCTCAAATCCTTATCGAGCTTTGGAAAGCCAACGACCTTGTACTCCCTGCCGTTGATGTAGCAGCGCACACGCCACGCATATTGTCGAACGGTTGTGCTTATCATAGTGCTTTGAACCTCAAATCAACAAACACTATCTCGTTGCGGCCGAGCAACTGGCGTGGTGGGGAAGTTATCTCTACGTTGTAATCCACACCAGACAGCGAGATACGGTTGCTGTCTGTCTGAGCCGCAATCATCGCCACCAGCTTTGCGTACTCGCTGGCGTACAGCCAGCAGGAATACTCCACCTCGTTGCTCTCGCCCTTGTAACGGATGGACACCGTTTCGTCTGTACCGATGAGACCGACGTGCTCGGTTTGCGATGGCTGCCACGGCAGGTTGATATATCCGTCTGGGTTGCGCACGTTGACGACACACGACGTGGTGTTGTTGCTCAGTATCAAAACGCACCGCCTTGTATCAAACGGTCGAGCGTTGCATGGATACGCTTTTCCATCGCTTGTATTGTGGCATCATCCACGCTACCATTGATATGGATGGTGATGGGAGCATTGATAGTCTTCCCCCCACCCCCGATTTTATCGTTTGGTATCACCGTACCGGAAGCCCCATTCGGCACCACGACCTCTGGACCCCTCTCCCCCACCACAAATGGCTCGTTCGCAGGATACGTCCCGCCTTCTGCAAAACCGAGTATTCCCTTCACTTTGCTTTTTGTTTTGCCGCCGATCTCTGACAACCACTTTGGTGGCTTCAGACCTGTCAGTTTCGACGCCACATTGCCAATTGCGGATACAAGCTGCCCGAACAAACTGATAAGATTGCGGATTGGGGCAGCCATATCGCCAAGCACATTTGATGCAGCCTCAACCGGCGTGATGACCCCTTGTACTGTCGCTGAAAGATTGACAAAGACACCGATGACGGTGTCCACGACAGAAATGACTAACTCCACGGTCGTTACAGCGATATTAAATCCTGCGATCATCAAGTCAATCACTGGCGTCAGAAATTCGATAGCTGATTGTAGTGATGCAACTGCTGTTGGTACGTTGGTTCCGATCCACTCTGCGACTTGCGGAGCATACTCCTGAATGAGTGGCGTCAGTTCGGATGCTATCAATTCGTTGAACGCATCTCCAAGCGGCTTCAATGCAAGCATTATCTGGTTCATCGCCGCCGCTTGCTCCTGCGCTGTCGTTTTTCCTTGCTCATTCATCAGTGCCATCGAGCCAGTCATGTCATCCATGCCTGTGGATGTCGTGTTGATAGCCAACATCGCCTGCGCTGTCATGTCCTCCCACTGCGTGCCGAACAGGGCGACACCGATGCGATTTTGCTCAATCGGATCCTCAATCTGGCGGAGCATATCGAGTACCTGCGGGAGGCTATCAGCCACAGACATCGAGCCGTCGCTAATCGCTTGCAGCATCTCTTGCGCTGGGCCTGTCATCCCCGACATCGCATCTTGGATATTGCCGATATCCACCTCGCTCTGCGCAAGCGTCGCTTTCCACTCTGCAAGCTTCTGCTGATTGACACCGATTTCTGCACTGACATTCGAGAATTCCGTTTGCAGTTCAGCGAGATTGTTCTGCTGCTGCCCAATCTGCTCCATTGCCTGGTTGAAAGTCAGGACTGGCTCATTGGCATAGTCGGCGGCATCAGCCAATGCACGGAATTGCGGCTCAAACTTGATGTCGCGTTGGAGATTGAGCCTGTCCATTTCCGTATTGACATCTTCAAGCGCGGCTTTTGTCCTTGCAAACTCTGGACTGTCCTCGTCCATGTCTATCATCGCAAGTCTGAGTTGCTTCGCTTTGATGTCTAGATCAAATAGCTTATCGTCAAACTCTTCCATACCGGCGAGGTTTGGCTCAGACAGTCGGTCAAGCGACCGTTTCGTCTTGTCAATCGCATCGGAAAGACGGTCGGCTTCATCCTTCGACTTCTCAAGCTGGTCTTGCCAGTATTCGACCTTCTTGCCGGCGATATTGAAATTCGATTGCGCCTGGTCAAGCTCATCATTGAGCCTGTCTAATTCAGGATTTCCTTCTCCCACTTCGGCAAACAGGTCGGCGAGCGCGTCGCGTGTGGTATCGCTGCCGTCCTGCATCCTGACGCCAAATTCTTTGATTGCGTCGGCGATTTTATCCGTGCCGAGGACACCAGCCTGCAAGCCGGTTTCCATTATTGAGAAAAATTCATCAGCAGTGAAACCGAGACTTGCGAACTGATTGGAGTACTCCCCGATGCTATCCAGAAAGTCGTCTGATGTGTTCAGGCCGTCGCGAAACCCAGCGGCGACAAAGTCCATCGCCTGCTGGCTGTCGAGACCAAACTGCTTCATCAACGCGCCTGCGGCGTTGGATGTCTTTGCCAAATCCTGACCGAAGATATCGGAGATGTTGATCACGCCGGTCGCTACATTCTCAAGCTCATCATCCGCCAAATCTCCCATATTCTGACGGATGCCGACTATCGCATCCGTGGCGGAAGACACGTCGAAGCCATCGCTGAAAAGCTCTTCAACGCTTTCGGATAGCTCATCGGTCTCGGCGGCGGTGGTTCCCAGGCTTGCCTGGATTTTCCTGCTGCTGTCCTCGAATTCGCGAGACAATCCGATGACATCACTGGCAAGATTTGCAATAGCTCCTATGGCAGCAGAGCCGATACCGGTGACGATATTGCCGACCACTGTCCCGATAGCGACATCCATTGCACCAAAGCTTTTCGCAGCTTTGTCAGTTGATTTTTCAAGCTTGCCGAGCGACTTGTCAACCGACTTGAAAGCCTTGCCGGTCTGATTGTCCCCCTCTATTATTATTTCTATGTTTTTGCTGCCCGCCATCCGCAATAAGCCTTCATCCGCTTCTCAATCTCTTCATCCGACCATTCTCTCTCCACGCCACCAAAGTCCTTGAATTTGCCTTTTTTGCTCAACATAGCGAGCAATAGGGCAAACTGGTTGTTGAGGTTTAATGTGCCTGGTTCAACGCGGAAAAACCCTGCCCACTCGCGAAATGTCTGCACGCTCATCTTATCGAGCAAGTTGTCTGGCTCTGGCTCTCCGAACGCCAGAGCCAGACGGAAGAGCAAGCGACGGTCGTGGTCGCTTGCTAATCTTTTTTTCCCTCTCCCTCGGTTGTCGTCATATCTGTAGCTCGTGTGGCGATATGCCGCAGGTCTTCCAGCGAAAGCATCTCGTCATCAAATGCCTGTTCAACGTCTTCCGTCGTTGGGAATATCCGCGTACCGTCGTGGTTGACAAAGCAGTCGTAGACAATCCGCACAGCACGGTCTACTCCGTCAAGCTTGTCCACAGACCGCAATGTGGACATCCTATAGGGTCTGATTTGCCCGTTTTTATAATCTTCCCTTGTCATGACTGTGGTTCCTTCTGTGCATAATACGTCGCCTCACCGGTCCACTGGACAGTGAACGTCAACGTGTCCGCTGCGTCCTGCGCGTACTCTGGTTGTATTGTCGTAACGAACCCTTCGCATTGAAACATTCGGTTCCCCTGCCCGTCTATCATCCGCCACGTGTAAGCCTGATTGTATCCATTTGATGCACGGATATTATCACGCACACGCGTGTGCGCAGCATCAAGCGGGTCGTAGAGTATGGTAAATTCGGACGGTTCGTACATGGTTAAGTCCGATGCGAAGTACTCACGGTGACTGTCATCTGTCGTTGTTGCGTCAATAGCCTCCCGTGTGATTGCTGGCATAACTGGGACTGTCAGCTTTCCTACCGTGTCGAACGTGTCGCTACCTGGGGACACACTGAGTTGCAAGCGCACCCCGGTATAGGTCTGTGTTGGCGTTGCCATGAGATACCTCCTCTATGCTGGGAACAGCATAATGTAACCATCGCCAGTCACGTCTATCTCGCAGCGACCGTTGGTGGGGTTGCGATACCCGACTTCCGATATGTAATAGACGGCCGTGTCCCCGCTTGTGCTGCCAGTCGTGACGCTTACGTCGTCAATAGTCTCGCTGAGCGGTGGAAACTTCCCTCCCTGAACCTCGGCGGTGCAAACCGCTGCTGCCGAGGTTTCGACGACCATAATCAAATCGCCGTCAAACACCGCATAATACCCGCTGTCCCCCGTCCCGTCTGTCACAGTGTTCTTGGTTAGGGTGGTTCCGCTTGTTGCAAACCGCGCGGGCTTGCTGCTAACCGTCAATTCTGTTCGTGCCATTCTTTAGCCTCCAATTCTTACCGTAATTTCAAATGTAACCCCAATATACTCCGCACCAAAGCGGAGCACCTGCCATCCACTGTCCGTCAAGCTGTTGTAGAGTATCCACGTGCCTGACGTAACGTCTTGCATCTGATAGTAATGATCTCCAAATGCCTGAATGAGTTGGTCAATGAGCCGCTCATTGACCGCAAAAAGGTTTTGCGGCAGCGGCTCCAGGAGCACCTCCACGACAAATGTGCGCTCCTGCATATTGTCGCCCGTCTGCGCACGCCCCCACTTTCCTTGCGCCGTCCTCAAGAGCACGCAAGGCAATTGCGATGTTTCAATTTTTCGTGGAGGATACACCGGCGCGGTCTTTACGCCGGTGATTTGACGGTGCCCCTCCTGCAATATTCCTCGTATTTGCTCAATGTTCGCCATCACCACCCCCGCTTGTATGGTGCCAATAGATGCACCGCGCCACGTGGCACACCTGGTATCACTGTCCTCCGCTCTTCCGTCGAACTGGCGACCGTCCCGTCAATGAATGCATCCTTTTGTTGGTAGAGAAACGACGCCCAAATAATGGCCGCCTGCTTGATGTCGGTTGGGGCGGTTGTGCTGTATCCCCACTTGCCGGTGATTGCGATGCTGATTTCAGGGTCGTCACCGCTGTCACGCCATGTTTGGGGTGCGTTGCTCATCAAATAAAGCTGCGTGATTGGTCTTTCGTTTGGCATTGGGATGATGTCATCGGTGACATCCGTGCCTGCAATGACAACGGGTGCGGGAGATGCTGCAAGCCTGTTGCGGCCCAGATGCAAATATGCTCCCCATATTCCATCGTCATGTGACGAAAAGTACTTTGTCGTATCCGTAGCCACGTCAAACACCGTGTCACAATATGCGTCTATGGCGGTTTTAGTCGCCAGGATAGACTGCTCTATCAGCGCATCGTCACTGTCCTCGGTGATACCGAGGTACCTTTTAACATCGTCAATATCGCAATAGCTCATACCATGCCCCCTATCACAATCTCGGCAAAGTCCTCAAACTCCCCTGCGTCCTCCATCTGGCGGATGACCTCCTCGTCTGTCCGCCACCCGCGGTCGCCATGAAACCACGCCTGATACCGCGCGTCGTGGACATACGCGGCGTAACTTGCGTTGTTGCGCAGTCTCGTCGTGCCACTCGCACCAGGCAATATATCCCACCGCCTGCCGAGCATCTCCGAGGTCTTGCGTACTGTCCTCCCCCCCCCAACTCGCGTGTAGACGCTCCCCAACCCACGTTCGTAGTGCGTTTCACCGCGCTTCGGTCGGTTCGCTGCCGTGGCTGGCGGATACTTGGAGATAAGCTCATGCATCCTGGTGGCGACCATCAACGTGAATTGCCGCAACCACGAGCCGCCAGTCAGGGCTTCTTTCATGTCATCGTATGCTTTTGTGTTGATGTGTGTTTTCATCGCTTCAACCTCAATGCCGTTGCGCATCTACATCGTGGATGTGCAGGGGGACCGGAAGGAAATCGGTTTCGCCAATACTGCTCCGATTTACCATCTAACGGCCCGCAGATTGGGCAAACACGGTCGTCTTCGTTGGTCTGCCACACGCGAAGATAGTCAAGGTTGTATCGCTCGCGGTAGTGGTCTTGCAATCCATTTGTCGCCGCAGAGTTCGCTCGCGTCACTTCTGTGATTGCTATTGCCTCCGCGCGTGTCTTGGACAAACCGACTGCACGTATGCGCTCTTCCAGTTCTTTTCGCGTCATTCCCGGCGTGTCGAGAAAAGACTGTGTGATGCTGCGCAATCGCTTGCGAACGCTGTCCGTGATGCCGACCACAAGCCCGCTTGTGTGCTGCTGCGCCCACTCTCCTGCGCTTGTGCCAATCTCGTCTATGTCCACGCCAGGCAAATCGTCACGCAGCACCATTTCGTCTGCATTGTTGATGTACGCTGCTTCAAGCTCACGTATCAAGACCCGCTGCATGGCTTGCGGAAGGTCAGCAATGTCAAATGTGCCATTGCTGAAAATGGACTGCGATACGCTCGTGATGTATGGGGCAAAGACACGCAACAGCGCATTATAAATCTGGCGTTCGCGTTCTGTCATTGTCACGGATAATCGCTCCATATCGCGTCGTGCGCGGCCTTCCACGCACGCGCAGCCTCGACACCGCTATCACCCGCGCCGCCGCCAATCGTGTCTCCCCCTGGTAGTGGTTCGTTGCCGAGATACGCTCTCCCTTCATTGACAGTCCATACCGGTCCGCCAACGAGTGATGAGACAGCCTGGGCCTTCTGTAACTCATACTGCTGGTAACATTCCAGCATGTCCTCGCGCGTTTCAGCCCGCAGTCCGCTCAATGCCAACCATTCGTTGAGCGGAGTAAGGATGCGGGCTTGCAGATGCGGGAGCACGGTTTGGTCGTAGAGATTGAATATGTCCGCACTTGCGTGCGCGTATGTAGCGGTTTCACTGTCCACAAGCGACTTCGGCACTCCGAACGCACGGACAATTTCCGTCGTGGCGCGTGGATATTCCTTATCTGAGCCACTCTCCGACAACTTTGCCCCTATTGTGTGCATCGTCACATTGCCTCGAAAAGCAAAGATTTTGAATGCGTTTTTGATACCGCCCATCACGCGACGCATAAGGGTCTGAAAACTGGACAGTTCGCTGTCAGTTACTCGATAGGGGACGGATGCAGACCCATCGCCAAAGAAAAACAACGTTGGAGATATAGCCCCGTTGCGAAAGTACTGCTGGCTAAACATGGCGATATTGTGCATCGTGGCGGCTTCGCCAAGCACGCGATGAAGCGGCCCCCCACCTGGATGGTTTTCGTAGCTTTTCGACGGGTACCACAACCAGGTCATTTCTTCTGTTGGTATCTCTTGCACCATCGTTGCCCGCCCGCTGCGGACAAAGTATGCAATCTCCCCATCAGCGGTGTATTGTATGCTTATGGTATGGGGAAGTGGGAGGTAAAAGTCGCCTGGTGAAGCAAAGCCTACTCCGTTGCGTGGCGTGTGGATGTAGGCACGCCCAAAAAGGCACAAATTCTCCTCTATCTCCACCAGCATATTGCGCAGCACGTCCTGCCACGCCAAAAATTCTTTGCCCTCTCGGTTGAGCAGTCTCCCGCGTTTGTACAAATCCAACGGCATAGAAGAAACCGCGCCGGAACGTATCTCCACGCAGCGAAAAACCGTCGCGACGTTGTTGTATGCCTCGACTGGTGACAGCGATGCGGTATCCCGCTCGCCAAGCAACTCCGACCATCCTCCGACAGACGACAGTGGTGTCGCTTTGATTTTCCCGTTATTCCTCTCCACAAACTTTATCATTCGTAGTTCCCCGCCACCGCATTAGCCAATGCCAGAGCCATCACCATGTCATCGTGCTGACCCGATGGTGCGCCGAACCGCACCAGACCGCCAGGGAGTTGCTCCTGTGTGTATTGGTTCAATTCATTAATAAGCGTTTTGTCGTCCGGGATGGCAATCGTCTGTTTTTCCAGCGCAATCGCAAGCATATCTATAATATGCTGCTTGCTCTGGTTCGTGGTACTGAATGGCTGGACTGGTATGGCGTGCGCAAGCATCTCGTAAAGGGCACGCCCAAACGAGTTGATTTCCACCATCACGACATCGGGGTTCCACTCGGCATATATGTCCTTGATGCGCTCTGCCTGCGCTGCGAACCCGATGCCGGTGAAACGTTCGGTATGCACGACAATCTTTGCCCGTGCATCCATCACCACCACGACTGTGTAGTCGTCGGTTCTTCCAACGTCTATGCCGAATACATACGGGGGAGAGTGCTCAGGCAAATCATAATAGACACAGTCCTGAATGCCGGTGAAGAACGCACCATCTTCCAACGCACGCGCAAGGACTTCTTGCTCATACACGCGTTCCGGAAGCTCTTCTTTCATCGCGTCTATTTCGGTGGTGGGGAGGTGGGGATTGCAGTGTGATGGCATCTGCCAGGACGCCCAATCTGGCTTGTCCTGGGCGTCCTGATAAAGCTGCCAAAAATAATTGATGCCTTTCGGCGTCGAAAAAAAGAACGCGTCGCCCTGCATATCCGCCAGCGTCGGACGGATAATCTGTTGCCATGCATCTTGAAGCCCGCGCACCATCGCGGCCTCATCTATGATAACACGGGCATACTTTCGGCCGCGGAGCGCATCAGGACGCTCAAGCGACCACATCTCAATGCAACCTCCGCCGTGTAGATCAATGCGCTTTTCGGCGTCTGATATGCGCGTAGCATAATCGTGCAGTGTGTTCCTAAGACTGCGCCACACTTCCAAAAGCATCTTGTACGTCGGGCTACACCACGCAACAGGGTTGCCCTGCCTGGCGACATCTATCGCCAGCCGCGTGCCGAGTACGGTCTTCCCACTGCGACGCCCAAGGCACGCCACGTTGAAGCGTTTTGCCTCGTCAATAATCCGCTGTTGCATCTCGTGCGGCGCAGGGAGATTGAGGGGGATGTCCACAGGACTACGGGCTGCTGTATACCGCTTTTCAAGGTGCTCAATTCTATTTTTGATTGTCTTGCTCAAGAGTTCGCTCCAACTGCTCAATCCGTCGTATCAATTCCGCATCCTCAGACATTCCACAACGCGACTTTTCAAACCAGACAATCGCTCCGAGATTGCGCTCTTTGCAAAGCTCAAAAAGCGCGTTCGCCACCACCGCGTGCGCTTTGGCCTTGCCGCGTTCTATGGCTTCTGCGACGGCAGCAGCGTCACGCTTTCGACGATAGAGCGTAGTGCGAGATATGCCGATGCACAGGCATATCTCCTGCTCTGTCAAGCCACTACCGGCAAGCTCCTCAATCTTCGCTGTGTCCAGTTCTATCTTCTTCAAACCTTACAAGCTCCCAGAGGGCATATGCGGCTATGTCTTGGAGACTATCGCGTATTCCCTCTCCGTTGTCTGGTGCGCCATGCTCAATCTGCTCAATGCGTGCAACCTTGCATGAGATGAGGTCGCGTATGGTGCTCGGCCGCATAAGCCGCCAACTCCCGCCATACGCCGCATTCTTAGCAGCAACAAGGGTTTCAAGGGTTTCAAATTGACGGAGAAACTTCTCCATAT